TATTGCGCTACCCAAGTTTTGTGCTTCGTTTGTTGTCTTCATGTGTTTTCCTATGCCGCGATTTCTGTCCAGATCGTTCCCGGGTTGGGCACTATCTGACCCCAAATCAATACGTTACCTATTTCGACCGTTCCCTGTACGCCAATGGCGTACACATTTGCATCGGCTGTTTCAGTTGTTTCGCCTAGTGCTGTAGTGCCTTGTACGCCTGTAACGAGAACATCAAGAACTAGCTCTACTGTTACGCTGCCTAGTGCAGACGTTGCTTGCAGTCCGGTTTCGGCAACTATGGCATCGGCTGTAACGCTTACTGTACCTAGTGCCGTAGTGCCCTGAACCCCATCTGGGTATTCAATTGTGCTGCCTTGCACCCCGGCAGTGCCTAGAGCGGTAGTGCCTACAACGCCCGTTACAGCTACTATAGCGACGGCTTCTATCTCTACCGTCCCAATTTCTCCGGTAGCGGCATTACCAAGAGCGCTTATCGCTCCATCGCCGTTAACTGCAATATTGCCAAGAGCTGTTGTGCCCACGACCCCAGTTACGGTAGCCGAAGTACCTTCTTGGACACCTACCGTGCCTACAACGCCTGTAGCAGAAAGACCTAAGCCCTCGCCCCACGCGCCTTGGCCCCACGAACCTCGCCCCCACCCGCCGAAATAAACCGTGGCGTCCCAAACAGCGTAAGCGGCTATGCCTGTACCCTGCACACCTGTAGCGTAGACAGTGGCTGTAGCAGCCGCCGTAGCAGTCCCTAAAGCCGTAGTTCCTACAACACCCGTAAGCGTAACAACCGCACCCGCAGCTACCGCTACCGAACCTACCTCACCTGTACCGACAGGCAGAGCCTGACCTTCGCCCCACGAATCCGTACCCCAATTGCTAAATCCCCAACCAGAGAGGGGTACAATAATGTCCGTCATTTTTGAAACCTTTTAGCCTTGGGTCTAGTTAACGCGGACACTAAGGTTTCTCCCTTTTTTAGCCGCCTATGCACCGAGGCAATTGCAATATTATATGTCGTACACCATTCGGTAAATAGCTTGGTTTCCCCATTAATTTCAACAATTACTATTTGTCGACTGTTTCTTCGTTGCGTTTTTCGGTCTGCCCACCGAACATTTTCAGGAACATAGTTCCCTTGGTTATCTATGCGGTCCAAGGTAGCCCCCTCAAAAGCACGCTCGCCAACATCGGCTAAAAAGCTAGGAAACTCCTCCCATGTAGGGTGATAGCTAATCCCTCGGCCCCCATAATTGTGGTATGCCGGGTGTTTTTTATTGCGGCAACGCGATTTCATGTTGCACCAAGTAGCGTAAAGCGGGTGGTACCTATGCCCGTGTCTCATGGAGAACTCTCCTAATAAAACACCACAGTACCGCGCCCTCTCCTGAAACGCAATTTTAGAAATAGCTAACCGCTAGGCGATCCGTAAAATGGCGTTGCTCGCGTCCGCTGCTGGGAAGACAATAGTGAAGTCACCCGCAGTTGAAGTCTTGTCCGCACCGAAATCCAGTACCGCTACCGCAGGGTTAGTGCCACCGTTAGCCAAATAGATAAGTGCGCCACGGGCAGTAATAGTCGCTGTAGACCACGTAGTATCCGCAAAGTCCAAGAACGCTGTAGTGCCGCTCGAAGCAGGGTTTGCAGAGATAGTCAGCGTATTGCCGCCTGCCACATAGCCCGTTCCGGCCACTTCATTAGTTGTTGCGTACGCAGTAGTGGTCGCACCCAACGTAGCTGAACTAGTGAACAGCGCGATCTTAAATACCTGTGCCGTGCCGCTGCTGAAATCAAAGTCGCCATCAAGAATTTGAACTTTGAACGATGTTGCCATAGCTTGTGTAATAGCCATTTGTGTTTCTCCTGTCTTTTACAAATTATCTTAGGCTTTATCTCTAATGATAAGTCCGGTTCGGTATGCATCGGTAACTTCTTTTGCTTCGCCGAAGTTCTTCAAAGATGTTACGGCTTCTACAAAACGTTTTTCATACTTTTTCATGACATCTGCTTCACCTTTCATGTAGGTGTAGGCTTCAATCAAACAACCGTATAAAAGAGCTACTTCCGCATTTGTACTTAACCAAGTAGTACCACCCCCAAGACCGGAAGTTAAACTTGCCGGGCGATAGAAGTAGTGAAGCTCTACCGCAAATGCGCCATTTGGAGTAGGGCCTATTAAAAAATTACTAACGTCAAAATATGCGTAGTAACGCGGCGCTCCCGTAGTGGACGCATCCGGGTTAAAAGATTGGACAAAGTTAACGTCTTTATAGTCCAAAAAGTGCTTATCGTTACTTGCGTCGGTATACGACAAAGAAAACGGCGCTAAAAAATCGCTAGGTGCCGCAAGATATTGATTGCTGGCCGTCGTGTTTGCCGTAGCGTTTTTACGAAAAAGCGTAAGCTGAACGTTCTTTAAGATACGCTCTTCGGCCACGCGTATAAAAACCGGCAAGTTATTCACAAAACTTGTTTCTTCGTTTTGCGTGTAATCTTGTATTGCCGTTTTTAATTGATCGTAAGTAAAACTCATGTGGTTACCACCGTAACACTACCAACTTGCCCAAAGGCCGTAACCGGACCCAAACCCGGAGCCGTAACCAAAGGAAGGCCCGCATAAATAACCGTAGGTTCTACCCTATCCGGGCGAGCATCGCGTAAAGCTTGCGGGTCAATAACTTTGCGGCGAGGGTTAAGTTGAGGCTGTTTAACCTCAAACTCATCCCGTCCCACAAGCATCCCCGTCCACTCTTTCTGCATGTCGTTAAGTCTGTAACGAAAGCCTGAGCGGTCCGAAATGCCATAAGCTTTTTTGCCAACAGCAAACTTACCCATTATCTACCTCTGGAATAAGCTAAACTAGGTACGACGTTGAAAGACGCTCTATCCCGGTCTTCATCCATTGCACGCTGCATTTCTTCTTCGTACAGAGCTTTAAGAAGCTGTATTCGGTCCGGAGCTTTCTTAATGGCTATGTAGTATGCCAAACCCGCGGCAAGCGCTGGGTAGAAGCGAAAAGGTATCTGCAACGTATTAGTCGCCGAATCCGCGTCGTCTAGACGGACTAAACGATTATAAATAATTTGGTCCGTGCTATTGTCTGGAACAGGCCACAGCTTCAAAATGGGGCTAATTAAGCGGTCTAGAAACCATTGTGACGACCTAGACTGCTGCGTTTTATTCGGAATATTAATGTAATCATCCCTACTCAAACGCTGTATTCCGTAATCCGTGTTGTCCCGGCGAACCACTATGGACAAAATATCAATGGTGTCAGCGCCTACCGTAATATCCGATACACCCTGCGTCAGCGTGGTGGTCACCTGCTGAATAGTCCACTGGTTCAAGCCTCTGTTAGCCCAATCTGCAAACAAAAGATTTAAAGAGCGTTTAGCAGTCTTAAGATCGTAACCTGTACGCATCTCTTTTCCGCATCGCTCAAACGCCTCTTCGATATAATCAGAGACGTCTAATTCAAAATCTTTTGATCCAGAAACAGCCATTAATTACCCCAGCTCTGCCTTGCTTTATTTTTTGCGGGTTTAGACAAATCACCGTAATGAAACAGCGGCTTAGATGACGAAGTGTGCGTCTTGCCACTGTGAAGAGATCCGTCAGACATCTTGTGCGTCCCGCCTTTATGCTCTGTCCCGTTTTTCCGGTAGTGCTTAACACCTTTCATTTTTTGGTTTTTTTAGCGGTTTTAGCGGATTGTTTAAACGCCGCAGCAGTGGGAGCACCCTTAGTTCCCGGAGAACGCATGGTCTCACCCGAACCCGCCGCTATACGTCTTTTTTTAGCATTAATATTTGAATAAAGTCCACGTTTAGTAGGCATTATTTCATACCTCGAACAGCACAACCGCCTTTGGCCATTTTTACCGGTCCGCCAACTTTCATGCCTTTAACGGCACGACCGCCTTTAGCCATTTTCTTAACTTCTCCGCCATACGAATAACCCATGGCTTCTCTTTTACGTGGACTGCAATTAGAACCTTGATCCATAATAATTCTCCTAACCTAATACCATCATAACAACCGCGACTAATGTCGCGGAGAGTTGACTAGCAATACCGGCCAAAATCATCCAGTTTTTGTTCCGCAAATCACGTATATCATCTTCCATGTGGTTAAGATGATTATTCTCAATGCGGTGCAAAATAGTTTCAACGACGGCCATCTGGCGCTTCACGTCGTTTACTTCCTTCTCTAAAGCCTCGTTACCTACCATTTTTTGCAACTCCAGTAACGTGCAGAGAACTTGTCTTTTGCCGTATCGCATTTATGACGTGCTCTAAAGCTTGCTCGCCTAGCAGGGATGTCCTTTTTAATGGTCATATTAGGGTCCCCAAAACGAACCAATTTTACGTCGTCGCCTTTCTTAGCAAGGACCGCAAACTTTTTGCTACCGCCAGACGTTCTTTTAGGCTTGTTATAGCCGGAAAACGTCTCTCCTCTATAAGAAACTCTACCAGAAGGTGTTCTTTTAACAGCCGTTGTAGTGGCCATAAAACCCCCGGGTTAATTATAGAATATAGTTACAGCAGTTATATTGGTTAAAGCCGAGACATATATATCGGAAACTCTTACGCCCTCATCCGGTATAAAAACCGAATCAGAAGTGCTTGCCCCGAAATCTATGTCTATAGCCGTAGCGCCACCATTTCCTTGCGTTATGGTAAGCCTTCCTGCTCCTGCACCCGTGGTTACTTGGAACCCCCGGACACGAGCAGGACCAACACCGAGAGAACCGGTGCCAGTTACTCTTTTCGCTAAAGTATCAGAACCAGACATAATTCCCCCTTAAGCGAGGTTAGCGTTTTGAATGTACATTACCGTACAGTCTGCAACACCCGCCGTTCCGTCTTCGTCCGTCGCGGCAAAAGCAGCAATGACTTGGACATCCGTAGTGCCTACGTCAGTAGCGGCAGACGTCATAACGTCACTAAAAGTAACACCCGCGGCTTGGACGCTGGTTGCAGTTAAAAACGCATTGTCATCCGCCGCGGTTCCAACAATAACGGTAGACGCCGTGGTATCGTCATTAGCGGTGGTAACGTTCAAAACCACAGAAATAATCTTAGAGTTTGCAGGGATAGTAGCCACGGTGGTGGTCTGTGCGTCTGCGCCAGTAGCGGCAATAACCGCAGCCTGAGCCATAGTTACAAAACCAGCATTAGCTACGTCTGTGCCAACGGTAGTACCAGTGGTGTTGCGAATTGTGCCGGCCTTAATAGGACCAGAAAAAGTAGTAGTCGCCATGAAGATCTCCTGTCGTGGCTAGTGTCAGCCGCGGGATGCGACTGTCAGGGACATATATAAGATACGATAAAAAAAGGGGCAGCACAAGCCACCCCTTTTCCTAAAAAGACCGAAGTCTTATGAGCCGCTACCGTACACAGCACGCCAATCTGAGACGCCGAAGCTGTAACGCTCACGGGCCTTGAATCGCATGTTACCTGTGTCAAAGTCGCCTTCCATCGCAGTCTTAAGAGGAGTTCTGTTGAACATCTTAAAACCGTTAGGAGCATCAGTTTTGATGAAGAAGTTGTCTGGGTCTGTCAGGAAGTGGTTAACCACCGCACCGTCAGGAATCATACCCATAGACTTAGTCGCATTGATGT